GGATACCGTCGCGCAATGGTCCTTAAGTTTGCCCGTAAGCGCCGTCTCGGTGCCAGCGTAACAACTGACAACAAATTCTGCCTTGACCGCCTTGGCGGCCGTAAGCGCGGCGTCGTTTGTGCCAAATCCTGTTTCCGTTGATGCCAACGGGATGGCCTTCATGGCGGCAAAGTTCGAGCGGCCCGAGTTGGCTTGTGACTTAACAGCGGCAACAATCATTTTTGCCAGCTCAGACCCAACACCAAATTTTGCTTCGGCTTCCGTGCGTGCAGCATCAACATCGGCAACGTTGTTAATTGTGAACACGGTGTTCGTACCGGTGACGCCCGCATTGGCGTGACCAATCAAAAGCATCTCTTGGTTCGCGCTAGGCGTGCCCGTAAAGGCGTCAAACTCGATTTCAATCGGTCTGCCCGGTGTTTTTTGGTCTGCAATAGTCATAACTTTTTCCTTTCGTGTAGTTGTCCTTGTTATGGTTCCACGGCCTCGGTCTCGGCGTCTAGTTGTGTCTTAAAGGTCCGCAGCTCCCCAAGCACGCGGTCAAAGGGCGAATCCTTGGTGCGCTCTGTTCCCTCAAGGTACAAATCCCATTCGCGCAAATCCAAGCGCACGTTGGCACGGATTTGTGTCAGGGGCACGTTGGTGTCGCCAAACTCAATCGACAAGGCTTTGTCCATTGAGAACGTTTTGCCCAACTCGTTCAAGCCCGGCGTGCCGCTCGCAATGGCGTCAAAAAAAGATTGCCGACGGAACTGTTGGAGCAGGGCCGCGCTTACGGTGTCTTGGATTTGTTGGATGGCGTTACGGCGGATGCCGGCGGGGAAGATGGCGTCCATGAGGATGTCGCCCTCGATGAACCACGAGTCAAATTGTTTGGTTAATTCTTGCGAATAAATGCGCAAGGCTGGCAGCTCGCGCATGGAATAATCCATACGACAATATGCGTCGGTCGAGGCGCCAAACAGGGCACGCCACTTGGGGTCGGCGTCCAATGCCGACTTGATATTTGCGCAAACAAACTCAAGCGGGCCATCAATGAAGGGGGCTGTGTCGATGGTGTCAATTCTAGCCACGGAACAACTCCTCAATTGTGTTCACAAGCGTCGCTTGCAACTCGGCTTGGTCGGCTTTTGTAAAGGTGTCAAAGCGCCGTTCGGGTATCTTGACGCTTTTGCAGAATACAACATTGCGCCCAATTTTGAAGCGCAACGCCTTGGCATTTTTTGGCTTAAGCACACCACCGGGCAATCCCGTGGTACCCCAATTCATCATTGCAGCGTAGGCCAGCGACGACCCGATTGTCACGATGCCGGTGCTGATGCGCAAGATGGAAGACGGGCCTTTGCCGGGCCGCACGCCGTCGTTCATTGGCGCAATGGATTGCGACAACGACCCGCGCTTAAGCAACGGTTGACCCGTGCGTGACCGCAATGGTGCCCACGCCGCGTGGCCGTTGTGTGACCCGCTGTGCATGAACAACATGCCCCGATTGGTTTGCAATGTGGCCGCCAAGGGGCCGGAAACCGTGTCCCATAGGTCAACGGTCTGCTTGAATATGCTTGGCCATTTGATGTCAAGAGTTACATAATCCAAGCGGGTTTCTCCTTACGGATAAAGTTCCGCTATGGTTGTATGTTGTGAGAAAACAGTTTCGGAGGGTTCGTTGATTTGCGTCGAGGGGTAGGAGCCGTACCCGTCCGACGTTGTAAGAACGCGCCCCGCGTAACCGTCGTCGCCTTCCGAGTTGTGGGCGGCTAGCTTGATGCCCGGAAGGGGAGGATATCGAAAGTGGTTGAATTGCCCCTCTCGAATTTCGATAAGGCGCTCGATGCGACTGTTGACGTCTTTTTCAACAAAGGCCAAATACTTTTCGCCTTCGCTTGCGCTACCACGTCCAAAGTCAAAACCAAGTACCCTTTTGAGTGATTCGCCCAACACAATGGCCTTGATTTGCAATTGGGTTGTTTGTGGCAAATTTGAAAAACTTGCACCATCTATTGTGACAAATGGCACTTCATAACGCACGCTAAGGCGCATCTCAATTTCGGCTTCGGCCTCTTCAATCATGGCCGTCGCCAAGGACTCTTGCATTTTGTTCTCGTCCGACTCGTCCGTGGTAAAACGGACCTTGCCGAGCAAGCGTTGTTTAAGTTCTGCAAGCGTCACATATGCGGTCATCACTTCACCAATTCGGCGCGGGTGTTGTCGTGGTAATGCGGATTAGTGCGTTCACCTTCAAACGATGGCAAACCCACAAGCGGCCGGCAAAACTCTTCGGCGTCCTCTGGTGACACCTCAACCGTCGCGCCCGCCTTGACCAACTTGCTGTTAACAAGGCAATCACGCTTGAGGAAGATTTTAATCAGATTAGTTTTCGTTGACATTGTTGGCTCCTAACAATGATAAGTCATCGCCCGATTAGGCGATGACCTTGGCGGTGAGGACGTCGAACGGACGGTCGAGTTTCACGCCGCCGTACACGCCGGCGAGTGCGTCGATGTAGGGGTTGCTTGGGCCGCCCTTGGTTCCGGGGGCAATGTTCTCCTCGATAAGGAGGAACTTACCGTAGCCGGGGTTCTCGATGCTACCGCTGGACAAGTGGATGCCCTGCACAAATTCACCGACCATGTCGCCACCAGGGAGGTTGGACACTTCGAAGTAAATGTAGCCGTCGGGAATCATGAAGATGGCGTCGCCAACGGTGACCTTGCCATTCACAACAGATTCGGATTGGTACCATCCCTTGTAAATTTCGATGTCGGGTGCGCCGGGGATAAGGATTTTCATGACGCGATTGAGGTCATACTCAGGCAAAGCAGGATTTGCACCGTAGCTTGTCAAGTACGAACGCACGTTGGCGTTGTCCAAAATCCAACGGGCCGTGTTGGGGTTCATAATCATCTTGGACACGACGTACTTGCGGAAGGGGCTGTAGCCGCCTTCGAGCCAGTAGCGGATGTCTTGGATGGGTTTGGCGTTGTCGTTGGCATTGACGCCATCAAGGGACCACATTGCGCCCACGGGTGTTACGCGGTTTGCACCGGGGATGCCATAGGAGAAGGTGCCGCCCATGTAGGTCATGGTGCCCATCAAAAGTGCGTTCCAGCGGAGCAACTCAATACGGGCTTCAAGACGACGGTTAAGGCGGTCAATTGCCTTGTCGATGTATTGGCGGATGCCGGCTTTCGACGGGTCATTTTGTCCAAGCTCGCGGAGGAACAAAATGTCTTTTTCGTCAAACTTGATTTTTTCTTTGAACGCGGCGGGTTCAAATTCCTGCACGCGGGTACCAAAGTTGGGCACGTATGTGGGGTCGGTGCCGATGACGTGCTCTTGGGTCAGTCCGCCCGATGCTTCGATGACTTCCGTGCGGATGCGACGGGTGGGCAGCGAGATGCTGGGGAGGTATTTTGAACCGAGATATGTAGTCGGGTCGTTGACAACTTCGTTCACCAATTTTTGGAGAACTGAGGTATGTTCGTTCGTGACAAAAGTATTCACCATGAGTCATGCTCCTATGAATTAAAAAATCAAAATTGTGTTGCCGAAGCCGTCCACAATGGAGCGACTCTTCAAGTCCACTTTTGCGGCCGCATCAAGGCCGGAAAGTTTCGCTTCGTAAACTTCGCCCTTGACGAGCATTTGCGCAACGTCGGTGCCGCTTGCAGCATCGGCGGGCACGTCGCCATAGCAAATACCAACCGCAACGTCGGTGCCGCTTGCGCCAACATCGCTGTACTTCTGATACAGTCCGCTTGTGCTGTTACGCGCAAGCAACACACCGGCGGCATATCCGGCGGCGTCATAAGCCACGCGCACGCCCATAAGGGATGCAAGGTGGCGATTGCGTGCAATCAGCGTGGGGCTGTTGTGGCGAAAAATTTCTTGTTTGGTGCTGAAATCCAATCCTGTCTCTGACATGTGCTGTCCTCCTTAGACCTTGGTGATTCTGCGCTTGGCAGAGAGTTTCACATAAGTATCAAACTGACCCATCAGTTCTTCGAAATCGCTTTGCAGTGCAGACATCTCGGCAACGGTTGACCCCACCTTTTGCTCGGCGGTAAAGTGCGCAAACATTGCGCGGGCTTCTTCATCCCGTCCCTCGCGTATCATGCGTGCAAACGCATCAAACGTGTCTTCATCTTGACCGGGTTGCTTTGGCGCTTCCATCACCTTCTTATCAAAGGCGGTCGTGCCTTCGTTTTGTTCCATGCCGGTCATCTTTGTTTGGCCCTTCTTGCCAAGCGAAGAAAAGCGTGCGCGTGACTCGGCTTCCAGTTTGGACAGTTCTTTGTTTTTCAATTTGGCCGCAAGTTGTGCAGCGGTCTCGGCCTTCATCGTACCAAACACGCCCGTGTGGATTACAGGTTGGCGTTGCTTGTACGACTCAAGCACGGCGTCAATGGTTGCATCGGTTGCGGATGCAAGACGGGCAAGGTCAATTTTTTTCATCTCGGCGGGTGTGATTTTGGCTTCGCTACGCAACGCCGACAAGCGCGACATGATGGAATTTTTGCGCATCGCAAGGCGCACGGATGCGGCCTTTGCAGCAAATCCGCCCGACAACTTCTTAAGTTCTTTTTCGTCCTCGTCCTCGTCGTCGTTCAGTTTGGTTTTGTCGTCCGCATCTGCATTATCAGACAACTTATGACATCCCAACTTGTCGTCGTCCTGCTTGGGTTCTTCCGCCGCACCACGGATGCCGTCAACAACGTTGACCACAGGGTGCGCAATTTCCTTTTCATTTTCCGCCTGCTCATGGGCAACATTTTCGCCTTCTTCACGGGACAATTTTTTATCGTCCTCGTCGTCGTCCTTGCTTAGATTC